CGCCGTTGCGCGGCCGGCTGAAATTCGCCTGGACAGCTCGGATCGGCACTATCAGGAAGGGAAGGCTTCATTTTGCTAAGGCCATCCCCAGCGTGAATTATGCTTATTCTAGGGCCCCCGGCAGGAGGCAGCAGAGCCGATGGCGGTCGAGTCATCGGCGGGCTTCCGACGATCACCGCAAGGCGGATCGCCTTCCACGGCTCACGCCGGTTAATCTAGCACCGGAACCTCCCACCGCGACGCGGCGTTGAGGCTGTGTGCCGAGGTTGAGCGGCGATGGCGACGGCCGCGCGGTCGCCAGCTGGCCTGCGTCTTAGGCCGTGAGCCACTCCAAGATGTCAGAGGAGGATGTCAGGATGGCGACTCCAGGAAGCGGACCGGAAACTACTGAAGGGAAGCGGGCGAGCCGGAAGACCCAAAGCCGGAAGACGAAAGCCAAGCAGCGCGCAGGTCGTGTGCTCGATGGGGTCAAGGAGCAGGCGCGCTCTGCGCTCGACGGTCTGAAGCACGGCGCCCACGAGCAGCTCGACAAAGCGCAGCGTGTGGCCGAGCGCACCTACGAGAGCGCGCGGCGTGAGGCACGGCGCGAGGGCCTGACGCCGGAGGATGCGCGGCGCGCCGCGCGGGAGACCATGCGGGAGGCCCGGCACGCCGCGAAGGAGCACCTACGCGAGGCGGCCCAGGACAAGCTGAAGGAAGTCGAAGGTAGCCTGCGCCGGATCGGCGGGGCTGTCACCGAGGCTGCGAAAGAGGAGGCCAAGCGACAGAATCTCGGCGGCTTGGGCAGATCCTCGAGTTCGGACCAGCCGGGGCCCGATCCGACTGGGCGGAAGCAAATGCATTCGCGGGCGAAGTCGTCGACCAAGAGCAGCATCCGAAAGCGGCGGGCGGCAAGGCAGTCCGAGACGAAGTCGTCGACCAAGATCCGGCAGCGGGGGGCGGCACCAAAGCAGTCCGAGACGAAGTCCAGCGACCGGCGCCGATCCGAAAAACCTTGAGTCCTCTAAGTCCTGAGCTCGATGATCGGGATCTGCTGCCAGGCGTGCAGCTTGTAGGTCTCGATGGTCACGGCCATGTGGTCGGTGTCGAACCGCACCGGCACGTCGAACTCGAAGGCGGCCGTGACCTCGATGCCGAGCGCCGGCGGGACGCTGAAGGTGACGAGCCCGGTGGTGGTGTCGACTGACCAGCCAGCGAGCTGCTCTACGCCGCCCAGGTACACGTTCACAGTGCCGGCCACCGGCCTCGTGATTCTGCGGACCTCGATCACGCTCCCGGACGGGTAATGCTTGACCAGCTGGAACTCAGTCTGCGTGCCGTCCCCTGTGCCGAGCAGCTGGCCGGTGGCCTTATGGTCGGTCCAGTCCTTGAAGCGGAAGCCGTAGGCCTTGCCCCGGCGCGCCCGGAAGAACGCGATCAGCTCGTCGATCTGCGCCTGCTTCTTGAGGCCGCTCGCGACATCCCAGCGGCCCCGCGCCTCCGACCAGTTGACGTTGCGCTTCTCGTGGCCACTTCCGGTGGCCACCACCGTGGTCGCAAACTCCGGCCCACCCGTCGCGCCATAGGCGATGTTGTCCGGGAACCGCACCTCGTGGAAGCTGCTCATCGACCCCGCCCGTCACGATCAAATCGCAGCTGGCGCATACCGCTCTTGCTCGCGGGTCCGCTCTGGCATAGCTGTGGCAGAGTGGAACGAAGCAAGAACATTCCGCCGCGCTATGCCATCCGGCTCGACGATCTGCGCGCCTGGCACGTGGTCTTCGCGACCTGTGCAGCCTGCCGGAAGCGGACCCACATCGACGCCAGACTGCTGCAGCACGGCCGGCCGCGGTACACCAAGCTACTCGACCTCGAGCGGAAGCTTTCCTGCAGCAGCTGCGGCAATCGCCAGGGCAATACCTTCAGCGTCACCATGGCGCCGCGGAACTGAGCACCGCTCACCGGTTCCGGCTCGCCCGATCGATCGCGCGCGCCAAGTCGGCCGCGATCTGGCCCTGGCTGGCACGGAAGGAGCTCGCGTCGGCTGCTGCGACGTTGACCACCACCGTGATCGGCCGCTGCTCGCGCGCCGTCTTCTCCTCACGCACGACCCGCTCGGGCGGCACGACCAGCTCGCCGCGGCGGGCAATGATCGGGACCTCGTCCGGCAGGAGGCCGGAGCCGGCGAAGCCGCCACCGTGGTAGCGCGTTGCGTGCTCGAAGATACCAGGGTCGACATGGCGCATAGCCGGCGGCAACTCCCCGGCGATACCGCCCTCATGGAACAGGCCGAACAGGCCGCCGCCGGCAAACGCTCCCTGCAAAGAACCGGCGATCGGCGCTGTAATGGTCTGGCGCACCGTCACGCGGGCGAGGTCGGCAAGGATGCTGTCAGCGAGACCCTGGAACTCCAGCTTGCCGGTACCGATGAAGCCGACCAGCGAGTCCTCGGCACCGCTGAACGCAGTCGCGAACGCTCGCTCCGTGGCGGTGGCCGCATCGTTGCTCTCGGCGACATAGTCCTTCAGGAACCTCGTGGCGCCATCGGTCCACGCCTGGCTCGAGCGGAGCGCGCGGTCGTTCGCATCCTCGACCGCACGCGCGTAGGTCGCCTGGTTGATCGCACCCGCTTGCAGCAGCTCGTTCAGCTTCGCGATCTCGGCAGCGTGCTGCTCGGTCGTCGCCCGCGTCCGGTCGATCACCGAGCGGCCCTCGTCCATCAGCCGCTGGCGCGCCTGCAGCGCCCGCTGCTCGTCGTACAGCGCGCCAGCGAGCTGCTCGACGTCGCGTCGCTGCTGCGCCGTCGCTTCGGCTGACAGCCGGCTCAACGCCTGCGCCACGAACCGCTCGCGCTCGGTATCGGTCAGAGCCGCACGCTCGGCCTCCAAGCTCTCGGCCACCCGCTCGTTGGCCGCACGCACCTTCTCGGCAGCCTCGACCTCCTTGGCGCGCAGCTGCGAGAGCTGCGCGTCGCGCACCGCCGCCGACTGCGCGATCAGCTGATCGACCGCTTCGGCATTGCTGCCGTCCCTGGCCCGGAGCGCTTCGATCTCGGCGACACGGCGCTCATGCTCGGCGACGGTCCGTGCACCGCCCTCATGCGTGATGTTGAAGAGCGTGCCCTCGAGCTCCCGCGCGATCCGCTCCAGGTTCCTCGCGCGGTCCTGCACGCCTGCGGTGTCATCAGGCGCGGGCGCCGAAGCTGGGGCCGGCGCACCGGTGTCCGGCGGCCCTTCGAGAAAGGCGATCCGGGCCTGGGTCTGATCGCGGGCGCGCCGCAGTTCGTCGAGCTTGCGCTCCAACGCGCTGATCTGCGCGGTGTCGATGAAGGTCGTGAAGCCGAGCGTCGGGGACTCCTGAAGCTCCCGAATCCGTCCTTCGAGTTTCGCAATCGTGCTCTCGGTCAGGTCCAGCTCGTAGCGCAGCGTGCGGAGGCTCTTCTCCTCGGGCGCATCGAACAGCCGCTCCCACGCGATGCCGGCCTTGCCGGCGACATCGGCGAGCCAGCTCGACAGGTCAGCGATCACGGGTGCCGCCTCGAGCGCCGCCCGGGTGAGGTTCGCCGAGATCACCTGAGAGAGCGTGTCGAGCTCGGTCCGGGCCCGCTCGGCATCGCGCACCAGGTGCTCATCCAGCACGATCCCGAGGTCACGGGCTCGCTCCCGCATCTCTTCGAGCGCACCACTGCCGCCGCGGAGCAGGTTGACCAGCGCGACGCCCTCGGAATTGAATAGCTTGAACGCGAGGCGCACGCGCTCGGCCGGATCCTCGATGCGCGCAAAGGCGTCGGCAACGTCGCCGAGCAGGTCCTCGCTGCTGCGCAGGTTGCCGCTCTGGTCGCGCAGCGCGATGCCCATCTGCGCCAGCGCATCCTTCGCCTCGCCGGTGCCCTGCGCCGCCTCCGCCGCCCGTCGGGTGAAACGTTGCAGCGCCATGTCGAGCGTCTGCTGCTCGACCCCGGACGCCTTGGCGGCGAATCGCAGCTCCTGCAGCGCCTCCACGCCGACTCCAATCGTGTCGGCCGTCTTGCCGATGGCATTAGCCGCCGAGATCGAGCGATCGACCAGGGCAGCAAGGCCACCCACCGTCGTGACCCCGATCAGCGCGCCGCCGAGCGTGCGGATGCCGGTGCGCAGCAGCTCCGCTTGGCGACCCAGGCCCTTGAGCCCACCCGAGGCGCGGTCGCCTGCGCTCTCGATGCGCTTCAGGCTCTGCTCGCCGCTCTGGCCGACCGAGACCAGCTCGGCCTTGACCTGCCCGCCGCCCTCGACCGCCAGGCGGATGGCATAGGTCTGGGTCCGGGCCATGGTTCAGGGATCCCTCAATGCTTGGACGTGTGGAGGAGGTGGATGGCAGGCACTCCAGGGGCACCTTCCGCATCCGATATCAGGGCGGCCCCTCTCAGCCGGTCGGATGGCGACAACGAGCCAAGAGGGAACGCCGGGCTGCTTGGCTGGCTCCGGTGTGCTGTCTCGAAGGGCGTCAGCGTCGAGGCTCCAACCACGGCGTCGATCTCAGAAAGTATCGCGTCGCGTACTGTCTCGATCCGCGGTCGGCCTCCTCCGCTTCGGGGCTCGATTCCACCCTGAAGTCGAGCCGATCCGGACGCTGGAAGCGCCCCCCGATGATACCTACATGACCCGCTGCCCACGCCTTCAACGGCACGGCCAGAGGTCCCTGAGGGAGAAGAGAACGATGGCGACTTTCGGCTTTTTCAGGACCCCCGATCCATTTCGCGAGCTGCGCCGACTGCAGAGCGAGATGGATCGCGTCATGGGAACGCTTTCGCCGGCTGGCGAGCTAGCGGCTCCGGGGGTGTTCCCGACGGTCAACGTCTATGCTGGTCAGGGGGGTATCGCGGTCGTCGCGGAGCTTCCAGGCGTTGACAAAGACGACCTCGAAATCCAGGCACACCACGATACCCTGACTTTGCACGGCACCCGCCGGCCCCCCTCCGATCGGAGAGAGGCATATCACCGGCGGGAAAGGCGAAGCGGTGCTTTTACCCGCAGCATTCAGCTTCCCTATCGGATCGACCCCGATCGTATCGGAGCGCACCTCGAGAACGGGGTGTTGCGACTGAGCCTGGCGCGGCCGGAGGAGGACAAGCCGCGTCGGATCACCATCAGTGGCTGAGTCGAACTACGGCAACAACGGTCCCCTTTTCCGTCGCCAATCCGTTGTGAGGAGCTGGACATGTCTGAACCTGCGAGCAAGACGGGCGAATCCCGCGAAAAGGATCTCACCACGGGTGCGGAACGCGTTCCCGCGGTCCAAACCGAGGGTACCGAGCGGACGCGCGAACGGCCCGTCTACGCGCCCCGTGTGGACATCATCGAGACCGATGAGGCGATCGAGATCTTCGCCGATATGCCTGGCGTGACGAAGGACAGTGTCGATGTGACGCTGGAGCAGCGTGTTCTGAGTATTCGCGGTCGCGGTGAGGTTTCGCTACCCGGAGACTTGGCACCGCTGTACCTGGAATATCAGCCGGGCGACTACGAGCGCGCCTTCACGCTGTCGGAGGCTGTTGACCCGACCGGCATCGAGGCGAGGGTCCGCGCCGGCATCCTGCATCTGCGTCTGCCCAAGACAGGTCCAGCCAAGCGGCAGCGCATTGCGATCCGCGCGGACTGATTAACTCTCTGTACGGCGCGACGGGAGGCGGCCGAGCGAGTCCGCCTCCCACCCGGCTCCGAAGCCAAACCATTGCGAGCCCGCTGTGGGTTAGGCCGGAAGTGACGCGTATGCCCGAGATGGTGGCAGGCCGGCCGCTCGCCCGACATTGCTAGAGCCCAATCAAGGCTCGTCATCCCGAACTCGATCGCAGCACAATGCCTCGACCAGACCCGCCTCGCCCACCGGCAGCAGCTCCGACAACACCGCGAGATCGCAGCCGCGGGCGGTGCCGATCTTCAGCGCCGCGTTCATGTCGATGCCGATCACATGCCCGCTCGGCGCGAGCCGCAGCTGGCCCTGGCAGGCAAGCAGCACCTCCCAGGCTTCATGCTCCTGGCGGCTGATCAAGGCGTGCTCGCTGTAGGGGCAGAGTCGTCCAACGACGCCGGGCTCGCCTCGGGCGCAGGGCAGGTCGTCATCGCGGCAGCCTTTGCAGTACTCGGGCCCTCCGCCCGGCTGAAAGTGCCAGCGGCAGAGGGCCCTGATCCGTTTTTTGCCGCGTTCAGCAGCACCTGGCGCAGCGTGAACTCCTGAAAGAAGCGCTCGCCGACTGGGTAGAGCTCCATCACCGCGGCGATGTTCTCGGGTGTCGGCGGCGCCGGCCCACCTCCGAGCTCGACACCGGTCCAGCTCGTGACGTGCCGGACCGCGAGCTCACGGATCAGCTGCGCCTGGTAGAAGCCGTCGCGCTCGCCTTCGGTGGAGAGGTCGGGCAGGCCGTCCGGGGCCAATCCCGCTTCGTTGCGCTCCCGCGCCTGCCGCTCGATCGCGTCGACCGCGCGCCGGGCTGCCGCCTGCGCCGCGGCCATGCCGGCCGTGGTCAGCGGCTTCACGGTTACCGTCAGGCCGTATGGTAGGGAGATCTCGTACGGCCCCGACCGTTGCGCGAGGTCGATCATCGACTATCCTCTGGCTGCCAGATGCGAACTGTCTGGGGACACCAGCAGACGCATGATCTTCGCGTCACCGTGCCTGTTGGAGAATGTCCAGCGATGCCCCTCAAAGAAGAGCCCTCGGGTGGCAAGATGAACGAGGGCTCAAGCACGTCTTTCGTCACAGCCAGTGGCTACCGGCTGCACCTGCGGCAGCTGGCGGGCAAACGGTCCCGCCTGCCGACCCTGGTCTTCCTCCATGAGGGCCTGGGAACGATTGGCGTATGGGGCGACGTCCCGGATGCCCTCTGCCATGCGACGGGCTGCCCGGGCGTGGTCTACGAGCGCCCCGCTTACGGCGCCTCGGACCCACGCCCGGTGCCGTGGCCGGACAATATCTTCGAGCAGGAGGCGGAGATCGTGCTGCCCGCTCTGCTCGACGCACTGGGCATCGACCGTCCACTGCTGATCGGCCATTCGGATGGTGGCACGATCGCCCTTCTGTGCGCCGCCGCCTTTCCGGAGCGGGTTTGTGGTGTGGTCACGCTGGCAGCACATGTGGTTCTCGACGAACTCACCCTCGCGGGCGTTTCGGCGCTCGAGCGCAGCTGGCGGGAGGGAGGAGAACTTCGCGCAGAGCTCGAACGGTTCCATGGCCCCGGCGCTGACCCTCTGTTCCGCGGCTGGTCCGGGCTGTGGCTCGACCCGGCAAGGCGCGACTGGTCGATCATTGATCGGCTCCCGCGCATCACCTGCCCGGTTCTCGCGATCCAGGGCGCCGACGACGAGTACGGCCTGCCGGCCCAGCTCGACGCGATCGTGGCTGGCGTCGCCGGCCCGGCAGAGCGTGCTCTGGTCTCGAACTGCGCTCACGACCCGCATCATCAGGCGCGCGCCCATGTCCTCGAGCGCATGATCCGCTTCGTGCGCTCGCTCAGTCGTGGGTGAAATGCCCCGTTTGGCGATTCCGGGGACTACGCATAGACCGTCCCGTCGAGGTCGTTGGTGAGCGTGACGGTGAGCATGCGGCCGGCAACGTCGTTCTTCGCACCGCGGAAGTCGAAGCTTGCCTGCACGCCGCCAGGGCCCTCCACCGCAAGCTTGGGCTTGGGCAGGTAGACCTCGTGCGCGGTGAGCACGAGCTTCGCGTGCGCCGAGAGTGTGTAGGCGAACTCGAGATCGACCGGCGTCCCGCCGGCCGCGAAGTCGACCAGCGTCGTGTCTGCGAAGCGTACGTCAATCCGGCCGGTGAGCGCGGCGATGGTCGGATCGGCGCCTTCGATCAGGCCGTCATTACGGATGGTCTCGATCTTCTCGAGGTTGTTGGAGTATGTGACCGAGCCGCCGGTGAGATTCCCCACCGGGCTGCCGGCGCGCTTGATCGAGCCCTGAAACTGGCTGATGCGACTGAAGGTGAGGCTGGTCGGCGTGCCGCCTTGGGTGGTGCCGAAACGTGTCTCGCCCTGCGCGATGGCGCTGATCGTGGCGGCCGCCGGGCCCGATCGGGTGAATTCCAGCGCGATCGAGTTGAGCTTGACACCGGCGTGGCGGAAGAACGCTGGCACCTTGGACATGCCGACCTCGAGCGTGTAGCTCGGCAGGTCATCACTGCCCGAGACGAACTCGTGGTCCCAGCTGCCATCGAGGTTGTCGGTCGTGTCGGGATCGCCGAACAGGCCGGTGAGCCACAGGCCCAGATATCTTGGGTCGACCGGCACGACGATGTCGCCCTCGTCATTGATCACGTCCTGGAGCGGCGCCAGCGGATCGCGCCCCTGACCCAGCACCGGGTCGTCGATGAGGCCCTGCTCGCTGCCGAGATTGCAGCGGTTGAAGGGCACGCGGATATAGTTGCCGGTCGCCGGCTGCCCATAGGCGGTTTCGCGCTTCATGAGCAGATGCGCGCTCGAACCATAGGCTCGCGCCATCGTCGTCTCCTGCGAACGTTCGAGTAATCAGGCGAGAGGAGCGCTGGTCTCGTAGTCGACGGTCACGGTGAGCGTCGCGCTCTTGATAGCGGGCGCGCCCGCGACTGCCTCGATGCTTGGCTCCGGCCGGCCGTAGGTCAGGCCGAACGCGAGGCCGCCGAGCGTCGGGTCGGCATCAAGCGCGGTGCCGATCTGCTGGATGAGGTCGTCGAAGGCAGTGTCGCGGGCCGCGGCATCGCCCTCCTCGACGTAGACTTCGACCTCGACTCCATGCTGGTAGTACGTGCTCCCGAAGCCGCCGAGCGCCTGCTCGGGCTCGCCCGGATCGCCGTCGCGCACGATGATCAGCCCGCCGGCAGGAACCTTCTCGGGCAGCACGATGTTGCGCTGGACGACGGCAGCCGGGATCGTCTCAAGCAAGGCCCTGATACCCTCCAGCAGCTGCTCGGCCTTGCTCGCCGGCATGGCCTCACTCCGACCGCAACTGCTGCTCGATCAGCGCCGGTAGCTGCCCGGACCAGTGCTCGGCTGCCCGGGCGACATCGAGCCGCTTGCGCAGCTTCACCTGCAGCAGGAGCAAGAACATCACGACCGTGGTCAGTCCCTGTCTGCTGCGCCGAGCGCGATCTGTTGCCCTCCGGAAGCCTCGCAGCTCACCGGTCTGCCGGCTGAATGAGGCGCGCAAGCCGTCCGCCACCAGGAACGACGGGCCGCTCTGCCGAGGCACGAACCGGAGTGGCCCGAAGCGGTGCTCCGGGAAGGTGCTCGGGCTGATTCGCTTGCCGTCGGTTCCCTTCCTCGGCGCGTTCTCGGTTGGGATCGCGAGGAAGCGTCCGCGCCTGCTCCGGACCACCGCGCCCTCGTCGAAAGCGCGGACGATCTGCGGCGCCTTGGTGTAGACGAGGGTCGCCGCGTCGAGCTTCCGGTTCGGGTAGTGCTTGTCGCGCCAGCTGTTGGCGAGGCGCTGGCCGAGCCCGGCGCTTGAAACCTGCCGGCGCAGCTCGGTCCTGAGGCCGCGGCCGGCATGGCGAGTGCCGATAGCCACCGCGCGCTCGAGGTCACGCAGCTCGGCCTGCAGGCCAGCCTGGAGCGAATGGGTGAGGGTAGCGGCAAGCTGCAACGCAGATCTCCTTGGCCGACCGGCGCGAGCGCTATTGTCGGCGACAACGATGCTGGAGACGGGTGCTCGCCTACGGCATCAAGCAGCCAAATCCCCGAAACCGCCTGGTGCAAGCCTGTGGAGTTCTCTCAAGCGCTTCTCTAGCCTCGGTCGCGGGGTCGTGCACCACGGAGAAACAGCGTGCCTACACCGAGGCGGCAGATGGCGCTCACGACGGACCTCATCGCTAGCGTCGCGCGTGTGGTCGAGGACGCCGGGCCGAGCCCCGGCGCCGTCT